AGATGACAGCATTTTAAGAAACTGAGAAGCATTTAAGTTCAGCACTACAGATGTTGTTTGAGTGTCAAGACTTATATCTTTCTGACATAAGAAACTTAGAGCAGAGTATGTGGGATTTAAGACGTGCCTTTGACTTAGATAAAAGGGATTGGCGATGACAAATAATAATGCATTTAATAATTATTATAAACAACTTGAAGGCTTTACTGTGAAAGAGTTTTTAGGTATGAGCGAGGATGGTTTCCCTCAATTTATTCTTACTAACAAACATGAAGATATAATGATTGAAGTTAGTAGGGATGAAGAAGGAAATGGTGGTGGCTTTTTATTCATAACAGATGTGGAGGTGTATTAAAATGTGGCATAGAATTACAGATTTTCTTAATGTAGATTATCATAAGAAGTATGGTGAAGGTACAAAGTATGACCTTGACTATGGTAAACTACTAATAATTTTCTTATGCATTTACATTGCACTCAAGGTGTAGTATAATGGGCAATGAAGATATTAAATATTTATTGCTAAGTATATTTGCAATGATATATGTTTTTGCATTCACAAGTTTATACTAAGAAAGGAACTCAATGGAAAATCTAGAACCCTCTAAACCTAACAGGAAAAAGTTTGATATGGACTTGAAGTATGGTAAGGTAAGGGAAAAACTTGTGGCAGATATGTTGCAAGATAAAAAGATTGAAGTCAAATCTGAGAGAGACATATGGCAAAAGACAGGTAACATTGCTATAGAGTATCAGTCATATGGAAAGCCAAGTGGTATCCAAACAACTGAAGCAGATTATTGGTTTCATAATCTATGTATAGGCAAGGAAGTGTTCTGTACATTAGTCTTTGATATCAATAGCTTACGTAAAATTATTGATAACTTAGATTATAAAAAGAGTGTGTCAGGTGGAGACCATAATGCAAGTAGAATGTATCTACTAAACTTGCAGAAATTATTTTCATCTGATGTAATTAAAACTTTTAGGGAGATTGACAATGTATAGGAAACTGTGGTATGATTCGTAAAGTTTCACAGAGTAAAAGAATAAGACTACTAAACAGATGGGAAGTTACTGTCATTGAGATAATTAAGAACACCTATGTTGTAAGTGCTAATGATGAGTGGGAAGCTATTGACAAGATGGAGTTGATGGATAAGCCTACCTTCAATGACAAGTTAGAATCTTATGTTGATGTAGTAAAGAAAATTAATTATTCATAGGTGTATTATGCAAGAAGGGTATTATGATTACATGGTAAGAAGATTACAAGAAGAAAGTAAAAAAGAGGACATGGTAAACAGTCCACCTCACTACAACAAAGCAGGCATTGAAACTATAGATGCCATTGAAGCAATGACTGATGGTGGCTTTGACTATTATCTTCAAGGTAACATTATGAAATATCTATGGAGATATAGATATAAGAATGGTGTTGAAGACTTAAAGAAAGCTCAATGGTATCTAAACAAACTTATAAAGAACAGAGAAGACTATGAAAAATCTTTGGGATAATGACAAGAAAAAACTCTACAAAGAAATCTATGAGGAGTTAATCCAAGAAGGATACACTCACCATGAAGCAAAGAAGTATGCTAGAGAAGAAGTCGCAGACAAGATTGAAAGTGATACTGACTTTATAAATGAAATAATAAAACAGGAGTATGGAGAAGATGACTAACGAATATGGATATGATAACTACCATGGTTTTGTAGATGGTAAACAAGTTGAGTGTGTAATATCTTATGATAAGAATAAGGACTTATATGAATGTATAGTTGCTTATAATAATAAGATAGATAATAAGTATTATTCAGTAAAGAAGAGTGCCATAGAAACTATTGCAAAGATACTAACACAATGGAAGGAATGATATGAGTGAATCAAAAGTAATTAAGAAGGGTAGTTGTAGCAGGTGTGGTTCATCTGATGCAAATGTATTATATGAAGGTGGAACTAAGTTCTGCTTTTCATGTAGAACTTATTCAAAGGGAGATGAAGATATGGAACAACCACAAAAGCCTATCTCTATAAATAGTAATCATCAGAATTTTAGTAGTGGAGTTATAGATGGTATACCTGACAGAGCAATTAAGAAAGAGACTACACAATTTTATAATGTCCAAGTACTACACGATAGAAATCACAATGTGGTTAAGCATATATATCCTTATTACGATATTAATAATAGTCACATAGGTAACAAGATAAGACTTGTAGAGAACAAAGGTTTCTCTTCAGAAGGTAACCTACCTAGAGCAGTTATGTTTGGACAACAGAAGTTTCCTCATGGTGGTAAGTATCTTACTATATGTGAGGGTGAGATTGATGCAATGTCTGCCTATGAATTACAAGGTTCTAAGTGGGCAACCATATCAATCAAGAATGGATGTCAGTCTGCACTCAAAGATATCAAGGCAAACTATGACTACATAAATAAGTTTGAGAAAGTTGTATTATGTTTTGATAATGATGAGCATGGCAGAAATGCAGCCACAAAAGTTGCTCAAGTATTTGAACCTAACAAGTGTCTTATCATGGACATGAGATACAAGGATGCTAATGAGTATCTTATGAAGGGTAAGAAGCAGGAGTTTACTCAAGACTTTTGGAATGCAAAACCTTACACTCCTGCAGGCATACATAACCTTGCAGATATTACATCAAGAATCTATGAGGAAGATAACACAGAGACTTGTTTGTATCCTTATGATGGACTGAATGAGAAGCTGTATGGTATACGTACAGGTGAACTTGTTACCTTTACTGCAGGTACAGGAGCAGGTAAGTCTTCTCTTATGAGAGAACTTATGCACCACCTACTAACTAATACAGAACATAATATTGGTGTCTTCTCTCTTGAAGAAAACATAACAAGAACTATGTTACATATCATGTCAGTAGAAGCAAGTGACAGATTATATATCAAGGAAGTACAGAAGAACTATACCATTGAACAGATGAAAGAGTTTGAGAGAAAGACTATTGGTACAAGAAGGTTCTATGGCTTTGACCACTTTGGTTCTATTACTACTGATGAGATACTTAACAGAGTAAGATACATGGTCAAGGCACTAGACTGTAAGTACATACTCATTGACCACCTATCCATACTTGTTTCAGGTATTGAGGGTGAGGATGAGAGAAGAAACATTGACCAACTTATGACCAAGCTACGTTCCCTTGTTGAAGAAACTAGATGTGCAATGCTTCTAGTATCTCACTTGAGAAGAGCATCAGGTGATAAAGGTCAAGAGCAGGGTAAAGAAATATCCTTATCAATGCTTAGAGGTTCACACTCTATTGCACAGATATCAGATGCAGTCATTGCACTAGAGAGAGACCAACAAGCAGAAGACCCTGTCATGGCAAATACAACTACTGTCAGGGTTCTAAAGAATAGATATGCAGGTGAGACAGGTATCTCTGCCTACCTGTTATATGACAAGGACACAGGTCGATTGAAAGAGATTGCCAATCCACTTGAGTCTAACAATCAATCAGATGTAGAGGACTTTTTATGAGAAAATTTGTAGTAGATATTGAAACTGATGACATCAAAGCAAAGGTCATTCATTGTATTGTTGCTAAAGATATTGACAAAGGAGATGTATTGTCATGGCATGGAGATACACTGAAAGACTTTGCCAAGTGGAGTGAATCTGTTGATATATTTATTATGCATAATGGGATATCATTTGATGCTCCCATACTCAACAAGCTGACAGGTAGCAAGATAAAACTTGCACAGGTCAGAGACACACTTATCCTTTCACAATTATCTGACCCTATGCTAGAAGGTGGACACTCACTCAAGGCATGGGGTCAGAGGTTGGGATTTGGTAAGATAGATTACAATGACTTCTCTCACTTCAATGAAGAGATGTTGAAGTATTGTATACAAGATGTTGAGTTGACATATAAATTATATAAACATTTATTACCCACACTAAAGAAGTATTCAAAGAAGTCTATGCTTCTTGAACATCAAGTCAGAGCCATAGTTAATAAACAGGAAGAGAATGGTTTCAAGCTAGACATTGAACAAGCAGATAAGTTATGTGCAAGACTTGAAGAAGAAGCAGACAATATAGAAAAAGATTTAAAAGAAATATTCCCACCTATCATTACAGAAAGATACTCTGAAAAGACAGGTAATAAATTAAGTGATAGTGTGGAAGAGTTCAACCCTAACTCTAGACAACAAATCTCAAAGAGGTTGATAGAGAAAGGTTGGAAACCTGAGAACCTGACACCAACAGGGCATCCTATTGTTGATGAAGGAACACTAAAAAGAATCAAAGATATTCCTGAAGCACAACAGATTGCTCACTATCTTCTATTGCAGAAGAGGGTCTCTCAGATTAAGTCCTGGATAGACGTAGTCCAGGAAGATGGCAAGGTGCATGGTAGAGTGATGACACTAAAAGCAATTAGTGGAAGAATGGCTCACAACTCTCCAAACATGGCTCAAGTTCCTGCTTCCTATTCTCCCTATGGAAAGGAATGTAGGTCAGTTTGGATACCTACCAATAGTAATTATGTATTACTAGGTTGTGATGCATCTAGCCTAGAACTTCGTTGCCTTGCCCACTACATGGGTGATTCCAAGTTTACAAAGGAAGTTGTTGAAGGTGACATACATACTGCCAATCAAAAGGCTGCAGGTCTGAAGACAAGAGACCAAGCAAAGACTTTTATCTATGCTCTAATCTATGGAGCAGGACCTGATAAGATAGGTCAGATAGTTGGTGGTGGTAAGACTGAAGGTAAGAATATTATCAATAAGTTTATGTCCAATATGCCTGCTCTAAAGACCTTGCGTGATAAGGTTGACAGAGTTGCAAAGACAGGACTGATAAGAGGTATTGATGGTAGACTACTAAAGGTCAGACAATTTCATGCATCAATGAACCTACTACTACAGGGTGCAGGTGCAATCATTTGTAAGGAATGGTTACGACAAATAACTTTAAAGGTGCAACAGGCTTATGACTACAGGCTTGTTGCATCTATACATGATGAGTACCAATTTGAAGTTCGTAGAGACCAAGCTGAAAGGTTTGGTGAACTAACTAAGCAGGCAATGAAACTTGCAGAGAAAGAACTGAGTGTTCAATGTCCTTTGGATAGTGAATATAAGATAGGAAAAAATTGGTATGAAACACATTAATGGGTTGACATACATTTTTAGATGTAGTATAATTCGTTATAATTTAACAAGCAACAAAGATTGCACTAACAAACTAAGGAGTAAGACATATGCCAGTACTAAGTGGTAAAGCCTATTGGGCATCAATTTCAAATCCAAACACTACATTTGAACCTGTTTGGAGTATTGACTTAGCTTTAGATGAAGCTAATAAAAAGAAAGCAATAGACTCAGGTCTAGCAGTAAAGAATAAAGATGATGAGAGAGGAGACTTTGTTACCTTGAAGAGGAAAGTAACTTCTAAAAATGGTAGTCAAAATAATCCACCATCTTTAAAAGACTCTCAAAAGAGAGACATCAAGGGAACATTAATTGGAAATGGTTCTGATGTTAATGTCCTTTATAAAACTTATGAATGGAGTTATGCAGGTAAGAGTGGAGTAGGTGCTGACCTGCAGGCAGTTCAAGTTATTAATCTTATTGAGTATGCAGAGGGTGAAGACTTTGATGTTATACCTAATGGATACAAATCAGAAGATAACTTGGATGATGAAATTCCTTTCTAAATAAGCTTAATGCTGAAGTGGGTTGTGGTTGGTGGGAAAATTTTATAAAGGAATATTATTATGAGTAAAAAAGTAGATACATTAGTCCAAGATATTTATAGGACTATTGATGAAGGTTTAGATAGGAGAAAAACTGACAAAGCTTTTCTTCAAACCTTCAGCAAGAATGTTATGGAATCTATTGAGAAGTTTTTATTTGAGAAGAGAGAAGACGTAACCACGTTAAGGCTCTCTCAAATAGGAAGACCTGACAGGCAATTATGGTATGATATAAAGTCAGATATAAAACCAAAGAAACTTGATGCCAAAACTAGAATAAAGTTTTTGTATGGAGAAATCCTTGAGTCTCTTCTTATTCTTTTTGCAGAAGCTTCAGGACATGACGTATCTGAAATGCAGAAGATGGAAGAGATAGAAGGTGTCAAGGGTCATAAGGATTGTAGAATAGATGGTACTCTTGTAGATATAAAGAGTGCTTCTTCCTATAGCTTTAAAAAGTTTAAGGATGGTTCTCTTGTAACTAACGACCCTTTTGGTTACATATCTCAGATAAGTGCCTATGCAGAGAGTGCAGGTGATGACTCAGCAGGTTTTCTTGCAATAGATAAATCTACAGGTGAACTTACCTACTTACCTGTGGAAAGTATCCATATGATAAATGCTTCTGATAGAGTTAAACATCTAAAGGAAGTTGTTAAATCTTCTACTCCACCTCAGAAATGTTTTCCTGATGAACCTGATGGCAAGTCAGGTAATAAAAAACTTGCACTAGGTTGCGTCTTCTGTGGATACAAAGAACATTGTTGGTCTGATGCCAATCAAGGTAAAGGATTAAGGAAGTTCAAGTATTCCACAGGAGTACGTTACCTAACACAGGTTAACAAGACACCTGATGTAGAAGAAATTACTGATGCCAAAGCATAAGTTTCGTTCTAATTCAGAGTACAATACCTATTGCTTCCTAAAAGAAAATAAGGTATCATTTAAATACGAAAAGCTAATCATAAACTATGAATGGCTAGAATCCAAAAAGTATATTCCTGATTTTGTATTGAGTAATGGAATTATCCTAGAGGTAAAGGGAAGGTTCGTACTAGAGGACAGAAAGAAACATCTGTTTGTAAGAAAGCAGTGTCCTCATTACGACATTCGATTTGTCTTTGATAATCCTAATAGGAAACTATACAAAAATGGAAAGATGACTTATGCTACTTGGTGTGAGAAGAATGGATTCAAGTATTGTAAATTCAGTGATGGGATACCAAAGGAATGGATAACAAAGTAAATACAAATTTAAACTTTGTTGTTGAGGAAGATGTCTTTAAAGAAAGGACAACTCCTGAACAGACATTATATATGTGTGTCATACTACAGGCATTACTTGATGCAACCAAACCTTCTTATGATGGAGA